CCCAAGCCCATGAGAGATAGGTTAGGTTGGCTTTCTTCTCGGTATGCTCATTGACGTTCTTGTTGAGCAACATTAACACCTGTTCTTGATTCATATTTACTCCTGTTTAAACTTCTTGAATGTTATTGAAATGTCTGTATGAAGTGAGTTCGTGTAAACAAACTCAGATTTCTTGTCCATCAGTCTTTTGGTCGGGTACACCTTTCTGTAAGTTAAAAATTGTTTTGGCAATACTGAATTGGGTATCAAAATCAAAGTAGCGTAATTTGAACCAATTCCCTGATTGGTCGCAACAGTCAATTTCATTGCCTTTAGGCTTCGTACAAAATGGGCAAAAAAGTTCATCTTGGTTCTCCTCAAGGATTGCAGCAATAGTGTGTTTAAGTCTCATCTTTATCTCCTTTGAAATTCTTTTTCAACCAAAGGGTACGCAAGGTGCGTAGTTCATCATCAGAATCAATAGATGGAGTCTTGATGCTTTCGTACAGGGCAAGTTCAACCCTACGTTGCATCTTGTTTTCTATGCGCTCTTTGATAAAGTATTGGGCATACTCCCAATCGTCTGATTTGATGGCAAGAGGGATAGCTACAGAGCCTTGTATGGCATCCATGATGTCATCATCGTTGAGTTCTTGGTAGGCTTCCCAAAGAGCTTTGTTAGATGCAGTCACGGCTAAACTCCTCAATCTGTTTTTCAATTGATTTGCACTCCTTGCTGGACAGGTCATCTGTAATATCAATTCGTTGGTTGCCTACCTGTAAATAGACTACCCAATTGAATTTGTTATATAGTCCCTCTTTGGGACTAAAGTCGGGGTCATATTCCCATTCGACCCATGTCTTGATCTCTATATCAAGATCGTAAAGTTCTATATCGAATTCCATGTTGAAGCCTTTCAAAGTGTTGGTAAAGAACTCGTAGTGTTACACAGATTGTAGTGTTGTACACTAGGATAAACCCTAATTGTGGTTTCTGTTTAACACTACACAATCCACGCTCTATGCCAAGACCTAAATCTGAAATGACAAAAAGCGGTAAGACAATTGCCGTAAGAGCCACTTTAAGCGAGTGGAATGAGTTTAAACGACTTGGAGGGACTAAATGGTTACGACAACTTTTAGCAAAGTCAATTGAAAAGCAGAAGAAAACAGTATAATGATTTGAAACACGGATAGGTCTGAAGTCATGAGCAGATCGAAAAGCGAGCCTCCCCGCCTGCCGTTTGTTTCTTTGTCTCAGGAGGACAGCGAAGGAAAAAAATGCCTACTCGATATTTAAAATCGGGGGTTCGTGACAGCGAATCCATCGACAAACTCTCCCCTTTAGCCGAAACACTCTTTTATCGTTTGCTGGTCACAGTAGATGATTTTGGTCGTTTTGACGCTAGACCTGCCATGATTAAAGCCAACTGTTTTCCAATAAAGGAATCAGTCACCCTAAACAAGTGTAAGGATTTGGTAAGCGAACTCAAAGAAGTCGGTTTGATTCATGTTTATGAGTCAGATGGCAAGCAATATCTGCAAATGTGCAAGTGGGACAATAAACCGAGAGCACAGGAAAGCAAGTTTCCTACACCTGAATACAATGATATACAACTGCAACTGTATACAAGTGTATGCAAGCCGCATACAGATGTACCTTTAACCGTAACCGAAACTAAAACAGAAACTAAAACCGATATTACGCCTGAAGGCGTTTCACAATCTGTTTGGCAGGATTTCAAGAATCTACGGAAAGCCAAGAAAGCACCGATAACTCAACGAGTCATTGATGGAATGCAAGAACAGGCTGACCTTGCAGGCTGGACACTTGAGCAAGCCATGTCTGAATGTTGTGTTCGTGGTTGGCAGGCTTTTAAGGCTGAATGGGTTGCTGAAAAGCCCAAGCTGGTCAACAAGTTTGACATAGCTCATGTCACAGTACCATCAAGCTCAGAACGTGATCCTGCCCTTGCAAAACTTGATGAAGACATGAAGAATGCCAAGCCAAACCCTGAAATACTTGCCAAAATCAAAGAAGCACTAAGGGGTAAAGTAGCATGACAAGAGAAGAAGCCAATCAACTGTTGGACAACCTAAAAGATGGCAAACCGCATCCGCAAATTCTTATCAACAGAGCCCTTTTTGTATCAGGAGACCTTAGCGCATTTGATATGGATGGCGAAACAACCTGTTGCCAAGGAATATGCTTGGCACAGAGCGAAAGAATTGGATGCTGATTTAGAGTGTCTATGGGTAGGAATCAAAGACGATTTAGTCAAAAACATGAAGGAATTCAATGCTCTACCTCGGAATTGATACTGGCGTTGCAAATGGCGCACTTGGGGCAATTGACCACAATGGCGAATACGTTGATTCATTTATGATTGACCACAAAGACAAGCACATACTCGCCCTTGTTTTTAAGAGTCGAATCCTATCCATTGTTGACCCTAGAGATGGCGCAGAAATCTGCATGGAACAGGTTCACTCGATGCCAAACCAAGGGGTAAGTAGTACTTTTGCATTCGGTAGGGCTGTTGGGGTGATTAGTGCAGTCTGTGAATTGACAAACTACCCTTTTCACCTTGTTACACCTCAACGCTGGAAAAAACACTTTGGGCTTACTGCTGACAAAAACGAGGCATTGGACAAGGCTAGAGAGTTATTTCCAAAGGCTAAAAGCACGTTAAAACTAAAAAAGGACATTCACAAAGCAGAGGCATTACTCATCGCAGAATATTGGAGACAAGCCAATGTCTGAAGTTGAAGACAAAAAAGGTGTAGTTATCAAATTTGATAACACTGAATACGAGGCATTGAGAGCAATTGGTGACGGAAACCTAAGCGAAGGGTTTCGGGTTTGCCTTAGATGGGCAGTACATTTCCATGCCATAGGTTTGAGGTCTGATGATGACTTGAACTATATTGGGCTTTGCACTGTCGCAGATTAATGCTTGGGAAGGCTTTAAAAGTGCCTTAAAGCGATTATTTATGGCATGGGAATAGTAGGGTGGCAGTAGACAAGAAAAAAGCCCCGAAGGGCTTGAGATTTGTAAGTGGGTACTAACTTACTTTCGAAGAATGATTTTTAAAAGTAGTGCAATGGCGGCATATATCATGTTTAAACGCTTTCGGGTTCAATTTCAATAAAGCGCCCCGATTGAATTGTTTCACCATCTTCTAATTGTTCTCTTATTGCTTGAAAAACCCATTCAAGGGATTGTTCTTCATTTAATTCTAAAATTATTTCAATTTTATAAGTATTCATGTCATCTCCAATATTGTGAGGGCATCGGCTTTGCATTGTTCAATCTCCGCGCTGTTTAAACGCTGTGCTAGTTCTTCTGATAACTCTATGGCTTTTTGTGCTTTAAAGTCATCGGGCGCAGTAATGGCGAGGATTAGGGCTTGGGTAAGGGCTTGGGAATTAGTCATTGATTAAGCCTTTCAAAAATTCTTGCGAGAAAACAATGTCGCCCTCAAATTCATCGAGGATCAAATAACTGTCATATCCTTGGCTTTCCATGTATTCCTCAACATCATTAGGGTTCATTATTGCCTTTTCATCTACTGAATTGACAATAACTATGGGGTTTTCATCTTCCCCGATTCTGAATGTGCCGTGTGTCATGTGACCAAACCAAACCATTGTGTGTGTCATGGGGTTGACTCCCAAATACCATAGCCGTTAGGCATTCTGACAAAGCCATATTGACGTTTAAAACGCTTAATAGCGTCTTTTTTGTCATACCCATGTTGCGTCATACCCCTATGAATCCATGAGGGTATATGAATATAAAAGTGTTTCATTCTGTCGCCCCTTAAAAGTCACGATAAACAAAACCACCCTCGACTTCACCCACAAATGCCCCGTTTTCTTCTAAACACTTTTTGACTTCTTCCATTTTGTCTTCATCTGTTTCGCATTCGGATAAGTCAATAAAATCATATGATTTGGCGATATTTTCCCAACTGTCTTCACTAAAGTCGCAACAAATATCAATGACATCTAATTCTATTTCTACGCCACAATCATCTTGGTATTGCTCTAAATAATCCCACAGTACACCTAAGCCCTGCAAAGAAAAATTTTGAGGGCGCAAGCGTGTGAATGCGTCTTGGAATTCGGGGAAGCCTATTGTTTGTTTCATGAGTAACACCTTTCAAAACCTTGCAAAAGTGCAAGCCCAAGGGCACAGAATGCCCAAGGGTTTGGACTCTGTTTAAACGCTCTCTCTGACTACTTGGTACATATTCCACCCAATAGTCACCACTAGGTCGCCAGTCTTCATTAGTTCTTCTATCATGCCTTTATCGAAGGGATGCCAGCCATCCCAGTTTGCATATTGACGGCACTCCTCACGCCAGCCAGTATTATCTTTGCGAGAATGATAAGCAATTAAAGGGTTATATGTTTGCATGGTCAGACTCCCAAGCCAAGCAATACGCCGATATAAGCCCATACTGCCAAGCAAAGGATGGTCTGAATTATTGGAACAATGTAGTTCTTCATTTTGAGCCCTTTCCAAGATGACCCAAGCGCCTGAGAGCCACATAATGAAGCCTGACATGGGTCTGCGTCATGTATCGGGTCGGACTGGATGCGCTGAGGCGAATCTGATCAGGGTCGAGCAGACGCATAACGCAACTTAGATATTCTCTTTTTGACATATTGAAGCCTTTCAAAGTCTAGCAAAATTGCTAGGTGTAATGGCACTGTTTCCAATGCCATAAACCCTAGAATTTAACTTTTAAAAATCAGGGTATAACTCAGGGGCAGATTCTCTCAAAGTGTCCCGCACAATGTGCAATAAGCCTTTAACAGTTATTAATTGATTTTCCAAGGCCTTGTATTCTTTGCCATCTTGATCGGTAAGATGATGGCGCATTTCGGATTTGATTGATCTATAAATGTCGACCAATTGATCTTCGACCAAGTTAAATTGAGTTGAGAGTGCATCATTCATGTTTAAGCCTTTTAAATAGTGCGACATTGCACTGGTAAACCCCAAAAGGCTTACCGCTGAAATGTCAGAAATTCTCGACCTCGAAGTGGATGCCGAAGTCCTTGATCAACGCCCACCACTTCACATGGGAGTCGCTGGGCACTGTGCCGAGTGTGTGCATGATATCAGCCTTCACAACCTCCACCAGTAGGTCTGTGCCTGACATGGTGGTGAACGCCTTACCCTTGGTCGTTCTGAGCAGTTTGAGAAGCTCTGCACTGGTGAGTGTGTTTGTCATATTGAAACCTTTTAAATGTTGACGATGTGTCCTTAGGACAATAAATACTATGCACATACCATGCCAATTCTTGGCTTTCAACAAATCCAGCGTTTGCAATGATAGTGCTCACTAACGAAGCGCACCAAAAAGGTGATGTTAGTAAACACTCTGCACCAAATCAGGGATGTTAGTAAGCACTATTCACCAACATGGTGCAATATCGAATTGCAGTGAAATGGCGTTTTATAATGTGAAACCTAATGTATTGTATTCTGAATTCTGAATGTACTGATTGACTAGGCAAGAAGTGTGCCTGTTATGGTGCTATAAACCCTTATGCATTATATTGCAGTGCATTATTGTGCATGGTCATTACCCGACCACCTAGTCGGTTAACTCTTAGTTAGTCAGTACTCACTTCGCCTATGTTAGTTAGTGCTTACTGGGGGGGAGGGGTGCTGTGCTGTGTGTAAATATTTGTGTACCCTCCGCCACACTGGAAAAGCCAATCGTAGTGTTAACAACAAGCAAGGTTAGTTGACGAACAGGAGTAGACACCCGTGAGTGGGGGTGATCCTTTTAAAGGAGAGCCTCTCGTTTATGCTAAGTTAGAGATGCTTGTCAGTGCTATCTCTCCACGCTACAAGCCCCGTTCAAGATGTTAGTCTTTACTTGAGAACTACATGGTTCACTACGTTTATCCTACTTGGTCGGCTCAACCGCATAGAGGGGTGGGTGATGCCCCCGTTTGATGTCACTATACAAGAATCCTATTCTCATGTAAAGTATGCGCTAACTATCAAGACGCATGGAGATTGGGTGAATCAAGACGGGTCGTCAGCCGTACTTGTGAACTATCCTGACGGATCAGTCTCCAGCCGTGTTGATATTTCTTCCCTTTACAGGACAAAAGATGAACGTAGTAGATGCACTCCCTGATGGCTTAAAGAAATCTAAGGGTAGACCCAAGGGTTCAGGTAAGCTGACTATGGCAAAGTATGCTGATGCCAAGCCATTAGCTATGTTGCCTAAGACCGAGAATCAGAGGGTCAGGGAACTCAAAGATTTGTTGATAAACAGTGCTGGAGTCAATGTTGTCCAAAAGACTGTTCAGATTGCCCTTGATGATGACCATCCTGCACAGATGGCGGCGTTGAAGTTGTGCATGGATAGGATGCTTCCTGTTGCTCTGTTTGAAAAAGAGAAGAATCAGAGAAGTGCTGTAAACATTACGATCTCAGGCATTGGTGGCTTAACCATTGGTGAAAACACAATAGAAGCTGAAGATATAGAAAGCAAAGATGTCTGATCTAAACTTTAGCCTCCTTCCTTGGCAACAAGAGGTATTTGCTGATAAAACAAGGTTTAAAGTCATTGCGGCAGGGCGGCGTTGCGGTAAGTCAAGACTCTCAGCCATAACCCTGTTAATTGAGGGTTTGCAGTGTAGTGCAGGGTCTGCTGTGCTTTATGTTGCACCCACCAATGGTCAGGCAAGACAGATTATTTGGGATGTATTGATGGAGTTGGGTAGAGACGTTATCTCTGCTAGTCACATCAATAACATGGACATTACCTTGATAAACGGAGCAAAGATTTATGTCAGAGGTGCAGATAGACCAGATACTTTGCGAGGAGTGTCGCTCACCTACGCTGTGCTTGACGAGGTTGCAGACATCAAGCCTGAAGCATGGGAACAGGTTATTCGTGCTTCTCTGTCAGACAAAAAGGGCAGAGCAATGTTCAT